GCCATCAATTATGTTTAAAAGAGCAGAACGGATGCCCCCAACAACCTCTAGTTTTACTCCGGGGAGTGGCACAGTGCCAATACCCACGCTCCCATCCGCCGTCACCACAAACGGCGTAGCGTCAGGGTTCGCCGAGTCTTCCACCACCAGCGCATTGCCACTGCCGGTCTGCGTGATGCGCACGGCGTCCGTGGTGTCGTTGTGGGCGACTGTAAGTCTTGCGGTGGGCGACGCTGTGTTAATACCGACGTTGCCTGCGCTGGTGATGCGCATGCGCTCTATGGCTTGTGACGCGCCATCTGCGGTAGTGCTAAAACGCAAGCTGGCCGGCATGTCACCAGTGCCGGGCGTCCCGTCAACTCTAGCAAAAATAGCCGCGCCGGGAACCATTTGAACGCCATCATATCCACGAAAATTTATAGCCCCCAAAGTGTCGTCATTTTGAACAATAGACGGCGATGCTGCGCTGCCTCTTGTTTTATCTATTGTCAGTGACGCTGCTGGCTGTTCTGACGTGCATCGCCTGAGAACAATAGCTCCGTTCGGTGCGCTTGCTGAGTCAGACGTAATCTGTAGCCCACCACTGGCGTTAAAAGCCGCAGTTGCCCCAGAGATAATCTGACCAGAACTGTTGACCACCAACGGCGTTGAGTCAGGGTTGGCAGAGTCTTCGACTACCAGCGCATTGCCAGCGCCCTCTTGAGTGATCCGCAGCGCATCCGTTGAGGTATTGCCAGTGATAACGCTGCCCGCACCGGCAGTAAGCGCCTGCGTTCCAAAGTTGGGATCAACCTTCGTTCCAGCAATCGCCGCATCGCTTTTGATGTCGGCATTGACGATCTCGCTGACGGTGCGGGCGGAATTCAACTTGGTCGGGGTCACGGTATCCCCAGAGGTGAATGTGTAATTATAGGAGGCCATAGTAATTATGCTGCTGATCGGGTTTCGGTCGGAGGCAACGACTTGGGCGATGCCTCAATGCTGGCGGATCTGATTTCCGGCCGCCCACCGGATGTTTCGTAAATGACTTCGGCGCTGTGCGCCTTGTAGCGCACCGGCGCCTTCATGTTGTAGTCTTCCAAGCCGCCGGTGCTATTGGTCAGCGTGCCGACCGTTGTTTCGGTGTCAGGGTTGATGGTCTTTATCTTCGTGCTGACGCTGGCGCCTGCCGGAATGACCACATCGGCGATGGTGCGGAGGAAGCGCTTGCTGTGCATGTCGCCGAAATCGTATCGGCGGGTCTTGAGGCTGCCGGTGACTGGGTTGCTGCCGACCAAGCTGCTCGCCGCATTAGCGTCCACGGCAGTGTTCTCTTCTTCCAGCAGGTAGAGGTTGCCAGAGCGGGGGATTGAGAACACGCGGCGCTGGTTATCGTAGGTGCCGACGAGGATCTGGTTGACGCTGGCGCTGCTCGGATAGATGTCGCGGTATTCCCATGTGTCCGTCAGCGCATTCCACGCAATGACAAGCTGGTTGCCGTCGAGCGGTTCGGCGCTGGTCGGAAGCGCGATGAGATAGCGGTTCGCGTGCCATACCCCGAAGGCAGACTTCTCGACGCGGGACTGCACCACTTGGCTAAACAAGTCGGCGATAGGCTCTGAGAGCGGCTTGGTGTCGCCGCGAACTTTGAGGTCGAGGGCGCGGTCTAAGCGGTAGATACCGGCGTCCGAGAGGAAGAAGACAAAGTTACCGGCGGTGACGATGGTGTTCCTTGCGCTGCATCCGATCTCGTTGGTCAGGAGCGTGAGCTGTGAGACCGGAGTGTCTACGCTGAAGTCGCTGCCATCGGTGGAGGCAAATTGATTGAGCGTGGCGAGCCAGATAGATTTGCGGCAGAAGACGAGCGCCTGTCCCTCAACCCAAGGATGGACAGCAACAATGCGGTCATCACCGCCTGCGCCTGCGCGGAAGCTGTTCCAGAATGGATCGTAGAGGTCGGGGTCGAGAACGTCGCTGATCGCCACGGTGTCGCGGTTTTTGGCGAACCAAAGCCGGTTGTTGTGGTAGGCCGCCCAGCCGGTGCTCGGCATGGTCGTGTATGTGACGCCTGCGGCGGGCACACCTGCGGTGGCGCGGACGAAGTTGCCGCTACCGCCGTCCCAATAGATCGGCGGCTTTGTTCTCCGCACCTTGATCGTGGCGGCGGCGTGCGTGGCGGTGCCGGATGGAACGGTAATCTCAAAGGAGTTGGTATTAAGGTTGGTGCCGAGCACTCGGAACTCATGGCCGTCAAAGGCAGGCGTTGTAGATCCTTCGATGCGAACGGTGGCTCCTTCGGGATAGCCGTGGGCGTTCACGTTGACCGTGGCCGTCGTCGAGGAAACGGTAATGCCGGAGGCAGTCGTCAGCTTTTCCTCATAGCCGGTGGCGGTGCGGGAGGCTTCGCGGAGGATATACAAGCGGTCAAAGGCTTGTAGCACGCTGACAGTGTCGGTGCCTTCGATCTTCTCGGCGGGGCTGGTCGGATAGGTCTTCACGACCGGCGATTGTCCCTGCCGGTAGAGCGTGGCGCTGTCAGATCCGGCGAGCACGATGAATTCCGCCGCGTTGTCGTAGTTCTGGCTGGCGAAGACTCCGGCCGCATAGAGTCCACCGTCGTAGCTGTCGCGCACTTCGGGGCCGTTGTTGGCGATGATAGTGCCGGTGGCCGGTGTCGCGGGAGATCCGCTCACGGTGTAGGTGAAAGTATCGGCGTCCGTGACAGTGACAATGAAGTCGCCGTTGTAGTCTGTCTCGGCGGCGCCACGGATGTTCACTTGGTCGCCGGTCGTGAAGCCGTGGGCGGTCGCCGTGACGGTCGCCGTGGTCGAGGCGCGGGTGATTGAGGTGACGGTCTTGTCGGTGCCGAGGGTGAAATCCAATGTCAGCGGGGCGCCGGTTGTGCCGATGGTGTCGGTGAGGCGCTTGCTGCCCTTGCGGGTTTGTGCGACTCCGCGATCCAAGCGCATGTTCACGCTGTCTTGCAGCATGCCTGCGGGCAACGTCAGCGGGTTCAAACGAGAGGCGAAGCCGAGGAAACCGGCGTCACCATCGCGTTGGACTGGAGATTCTAATGCCATTAGGCGGCGTCCTTCCGGCTGGTCAGGACGTAGCTGACGGTTTTCGCGTTGTTCCTTTTCATCTCGGACTCAACGAGCGAGATGAAGGCGGGCCACTGGGCGGGCGGCAGGGTCTGGCATCCTTCGCTGTTGGTGCGGGTCATTCCGCCGCGATGGATATTGATGCCGAAGAAGCCGGTCTCTTCCTTGCCGCCGTCGCGCTGGACGGTGACTGCATCGCCTTGCACCAGAGCCTTGTAAGGGTTGCCGCTCCGAACGCCGTGCTTGCCCAGTTTGTAGCGGTAGACCCCTGACTTGAGGGATGCGTAGCCCTTGCCGATCTTTGGGTTGATGCCGTAGCGGGCCGGATCGACGTTTGCGTTGAAGGCAACGTGCGCGTTGGGCGAGACAAGGATAATGGCATCGTCATAGATTCCGCGATCCTGCTTGCCCTTGGCGCCCATGCTGTCGCGGTAGTAGCCACGGATGCCGACCAGACACACCGGATCGCTGACGTTGGCAGCCTTGAGCTGCTTCATCGTCTCGTCGCGCTTTTGTTGTGGTCGGCTCTTGGGGATCACTTGGTTGGCTCTTTGACAGTCTTCGCGTCGAACGTGACGGTGGCTTGCTGCTTCAAGAAGTCATACCCAACGGTCACGCAACCACCCGCAAGAGCAGCCCAGCTCGCGGCGAGGATCACACACGCAATGAGTTTTGTGACGCGGGCGTGGCTCATGGAGTCAGAGGCGGGCGGTTGAATCCTTCGCTACAATTAATCCCCAACCGGCGAGCAGGCTCGCGGCGATGAGGCCGAGGTCGGGGATGCTGCCGTTGGCAAGGAACTCGCGGCCAGCGGTCGAGAGCGAGGCGATGATGGTGAGGACTCCGAGGAGTGTTGTTTTCCAGTTTCTCATTTCTTTAGTTCTTTCTGTTTCTTTCTGATGTCGTGAAGGACGCTTATGAGCGTGGCCAGTCCGACCAAAATTCCTATAATTAGTCCGCCTATACGGAGGGTTGCTTCCAAGTGCGGCAGCATGCTGAACACTGAGGAGCCGATGGACGTGGCCGTGCCGATGACGCCTTTTTCCGTTGTGCTGAAGTTATGATGAAAATACGACAGGCTCATCGTCCGGCTCCTCACTATTTGCGGTAGGCGATGACCGTGCCGCTGTGCAGCTTGATGGCGCTGAAGAAGCCGTCGAGGGTCGTGCCCGCCTTGATGAGCGCGGCGCTGGCCTCGGTGGCGTTCGCGGCGCCGGTGAGGTTGCCGGTCAGCGTGTGGAACTTGGTGTCGGTCATCACATCGATGGAGACGATGTCAGCGGTGACGGTGCTTGTGTCGCCGATGAATTGGCTGCCGGACGTGCGGTTGGTGATGCGGGTATTCGGGTGCATAATTTAGTATTGGTTGACGCGGGCCGTCCACATGCTGGGTTGGCCCTGTTGGAAATAGTATTTGTCGCGCTGCGAGATCAGCTCGGACTCGGCGAGCTGTTCCATGGCGAGTGCCTTGTCCAGCTGGCCGTCTTCGGTTTGCAGATCCGAGGTGAGTAAGTAGCCGACTGCTTTGGCTATGACGGCGGGAACTGTCGCGGTGAGGTTGCTTGCTGAGTATTCGGTCGGGCGAATGCGGAAGTTGACCCACACGGTATCCGGCAAATCGGTGCTCTGCGGGAAGCGGACGTTGTCGCCGAGGAGGCTGTAGCCGATGGCGCGGGGAGCAACGTGGGTCGCAGGGTTGTCGCGGAGGACGGCGAAGACTTCGCCCATGGCGGTCTGGCCGGATTGTTCGTAGGGAATGAAGTAGCCGGTCGTGTCGTCGCCTTCGACGGTGCGTTCTTCGACGCGCATGAGTTCTGGCCAATCGGCCCACTCCCAGCAGTCGGCGATGCGTTCGTTGGCGGCGGCGACCATCATGGTTCTTGCGCCGGATGGGATGGCGTCGATGGTGCTGGCGTCGTTGCCGACACGCTGCCATGCGCGGAGGAGGATGCTCTGTAAGGTTACTGTGCGCATTAGCTGTTCATTGCGTTCATGGCCGACTGCACGGCGGCTTCAAAGGTGAC